TCCAAATAAAGCTAGGATACAGATAGCCACGATTAATACAGCAGTAAATTTGTAATCCATATTTGGTTCCATAAAGGCACACTCCATATTAATTATTGTCTCCTGTTAATGTACTACGCATAATTAAAAAACTTTTAAAATCGTTTTCCATTTGTTTTATTTTTTCTTCCATTGTTTTAAGTTTATCGTTTGTAACAATTGTATTACCTTTGTTTTTTTCTATATTTAATAGTAAATGGCTTTGATTTTCTTGTATTCTAGCTATGTATCCAATTTGATTTTTTAAATGAGTATCATTTATGATAGTAATTTGATCTTTATTTTTATTAATAGTCTCTGTTAGACTTACAATATACTTAACGCCCGTAAACGTTCCAACTAAAATTGAAGCTATCACTGGCACGAGTACAAAGTTTTTCTTCAATAATTCTGCTATTGACATGACAAACACTCTTCCCCTTGATTTTTAGGATCATTACACTCACAAGGATCACAAGAACAAAGACCGTAAACGTCTGAGTGGAAGTCATCCAAGCAATGACATTCATGACCGCATTTTTTACATTCATTTTTAATCTTTTTTTCCATGTGTTTTTTCCTGAATTTCGTAAAAGAAGTTATCTGTGTCTTCTGTTTTCCATGCTCCGGTATCCTCTACATTCCATTCGTTAGTTTGAACTTTCCAGTCAGGAATATTATCCTTAACTGTAAATGAAGGCAGGTCCCATATACATCTGTTGTTTGGCTGAGCCGCATAGTTGCCATTATCTAACGCAATTATGTGAGCGCACTTATGTTCGTGCGGAATTTCTGAATGATCAGAGTTTAATATATTAGCATCTGGATGTGCCCAGTCAACTGTAAATAAATATTTTCCGTGATGCCACTTTTTATCTTTACCAATGTATTTACCGGAAGATGCGCTTATGAGATCCCATACAGTAATAGCAGGATAATAACTAAAAGAATTCCAAAGCTCAAGTTCATCAAGTCGTCTATATGGAACAGTTTCCGGTTGAAAACCACGTTGAATAAAAGCCGCAATTGGTAAGCGATAAAATATTGCACCGTTCTCCATAATAGCATGAAATAATATTGCACGCCCAGACATGCTGGTAATACCAAAGATGATACAGTCTTCCACTTCGCCTTTATGTTTTTTAAGATCATATAAATACTCCCTTTTTATTTGTGAGTATTGTATAGGTATATTTGCATTTAAGTAAGCCATAATTTATCATTTTATATTACCCCAATTGTCTCCAGATTCATAATCAACTTTGTTGGGAACTTCTAATTTAACAGCATTTTCCATTATCTCAATAATTTTCTTAGCTTTTTCAGGACTTTCTACTGAAATATCTAACTCATCATGCACTTGAATGTGTGGTATAATGCCTTCATTATACAAATCAATCATAGCTTTTTTAGTCATATCGGCTGCACTACCTTGAATTAATTTGTTTAAAGCTTTGTAAGTGAACGCACGCTTGATCCCTGGTCCGTGTTCCAGGAGCGCTGCATCATGAGGCAAGGATTTATGTATCCCGAACTGATTGGGTTCCCACAAATGGAACCTACATAGCCGTCCAAGTAAAGTTCTAACCCTACCCGCACTTTGTGCTCGTTGACTAACATTATCCATCATCTGTTTTACAAATGGAACTTTAGCATGGTATTGTTTAAATAAATCATTAGCTTTATCCTTAGATATACCAAGTTCTGCTTGTAATTTATTTTTACCCATACCATAAAATAGTCCTAAGTTAATTGTCTTAGCTTGTGATCTAGGTATTTGAGCCATGTCAGCTACAATCGTGTGAAAGTCTGTGTCCGGATCATTATTATAAGAATCTAATACATCACCAACACCATACAAATTCTGTAAAGCTGAATAATGTACCACCAGTCTAGGCTCTTGTTGAGAATAGTCAAAACAACCCCATCTATGGCCTTCCTCAGGGATAAATAAGCCTCTGATCTTAGGTCCGAGGTCCTTGTTCCGTGCTGGAATTTGCTGTAAATTAGGGTTAGAATAACTGAACCTTCCTGTCACAGTTCCGCCATTATCTGATCTAAGTTGATTGATATCAGCATGAATTCTACCTTTATGAGAATGTTTTAATATGGTATCAATGAACGTAGTATGAGCTTTATTAATTTCACGAGCCTGAGCAATCTTATTCACCAATGGGTGAGGATGATTTTGCAAAAAGTTTTTAGTAAAAGAGGGTGCCTGTGATTTCTCGGTTCTGTCATAATCTAAATTTAGTTTGTCAAAAACTTGGGCAATCGATCGTGCTGCCCATATTTGAGTATCTATTCCTGTTTCCTTTTTTACTTGGAGTAATACTGCTTGTTCTTCTTCAACAAGTTGTTTCTTCAATTGGCTGGCTCCTTGGACGTCTACACGGACACCTAAGAATTTCATATCGACGAGGCAGGGAAAGAGTTGAGTCTCGAGATCGAAGATAGATTTTATATCTTGAATATCTATTTCTTGTTTAAGTTGTTTCCAAAGGTCTAGTGTAACAGACGCATCTTGTTCTGCATAAGCGCCAACATAAATGGCAGGTAGTTTATACATTTCTGCTTTAGCGTCAACCCCCCAATCTTTTGCTGCTGCATATAAATCACTTTCATTTTTACCTTTGCCAGTGTATCTTTTAGCACAGCTATTTAAGTCATAACGCATTTGATTTTCATCAACTAAAGCCGATGCAATCATTGTATCGATTACTCTTCCGTTAATACTTAAACCTAAAGCTCGAATCCAAGCAACGTCATACATGGCGTTGTGGAAGATTTTTGCCGATGGTAAATTTAAAACTTCTTGAAACCATTTTAAAACTTTCTTACGATCCATATTGCCACCACCTTCGTGAGCAATAGGATAATAACCACGCCAACCTTCAACAGCTAATGCAATGCCTACAACGTCGCCGTTACCTACTACAGAACCTGAGCCCATCTTCATTAAGTCTGGATCTTTAGTCTCTAAGTCAATTGCTATCTCGTTATGTTTAGATAAGTCTGGAAAATTTTCCGGTGGTAACCATTCTGTTTGAGGTTTAAATAGTGGTATTTGCATTATTTTTTATCCTTTAGTTTTAATATTTCTAAATCACAATAGTGTTTAACTTTTTCTAGATCTTGTATGCCTGCTTTGTTTTTATATCTGCAAACATATTTAATCACGTTGCCTTGAAAAAATGAGAGGTCATTCTTTGAAATAAATTCATAAGGTTGAATTTTAAATTTCTTGTAATGAGATCCTCCAATTTGTTTACTTTGTGGAAATGTGTCCACAAACATGTCTTTATTTGTCATAGTATATATCCTTTCTCGTATTTTTTGGGTTCAACAATATGTAAGTTTTCTTTTGTTCTAGTTGCCCCTACATAAAACAATCTATTCTCGTCATCTGGATTTCTTTCATAACTTCTCATTGTGTTGTGTGTCAGATCTGTCATCAATACAACGTTAGTTGCTTCCCCACCTTTTGCTGCGTGTATAGTGGATAATTCTATTCTAGGTTTTTCGTTTAATTTTTCACCGTTCTTTCTCATCTTACGTAAATATTGTACCCTAGTTTGTCCTGCATTGTCAAATGCTTCAAACCAAACTGTTTTAACTTGAAGACCGTAGTCACTAACTAATTGATCTATGTTATAGAAAGACCCCTTAGCCATACCTTTAATTTTTTTCTTATGCCAATGTTTATCACTTATATACTTAGATATACTTTCTATTTGTTTGTATGATAATGGTTGTCCTTTTAAACCACCTTCCCAGGCCGTGGCTGCTTCATGTAAATCTTGTTCGTTACTTCTTTTATATCTATTATTATAATACAATCCTTGTCTGTACAGAGACTCTTCTATATCATTTAACATTTGTCTAGTTCTACTTAACACTAACCAGTCTCCTGATCTCATATCTATACTATCAATATCAAAGTGTCTTTGTAGTGTACCTTCGTTTGTTTTTGGTTTCCAATTCTTGGGTATTCTATTTGTAATTTTATTTATAATACTCATAGCTAATTTGTGTACCTTAGCTGGAATACGATGTGATTGTTCTAAAGGCCAATGAGTTCCTTTTAAATTTATAAAAGAATCTACATCTG